TCCAACGACAATAGGATGCTTTTCATCTGGGATAGTCTGGCCCTTACACCCGCCGTGATGGACTTGGAGGGTGACTTTAACCCGCAGTCCTCAATGGCAGTAAAGCCGAGAATCCTTGCTAAGGGGATGTCAAAGATTACGCAGCAGTTGGCGAATTCGCAGTCTACCTTTCTGGTATTGAACCAGTTGAAGACCAATATCACCAGATCGCCTTCCGAGGCAATGGTTGAGCCTTATGTGACACCGGGCGGTAAGGCAATGCACTATGCCTACTCTTTGCGGGTCTGGTTGACTAAGAGAAAGGCCAAGGCAGCGTTCATTACTGATGACAAAGGGTTTCGGGTTGGCAACGAGGTTAAGGTGACTTTGAAGAAAAGTCGCTTCGGGACTGATGGTCGCCAATGTACCTTCAAGATTATGTGGGCGGGCAACATAGGGGTCCAAGACGAGGAGAGTTGGTTTGACGCAATTGCGGGTTCTGAGGCTCTAAAACGCTCTGGAGCGTGGTATGAACTATGTTTTGAGGACGGAACAAGCGAAAAGTTCCAATCCAAGCATTGGCTGGACAAATTAAAAGACATTAAGTTCAGAGAAAGAGTACTTAGTGTAATAGACGAGGAGATTGTAATGAAATTTGAAAATAGAACAGGCGATGCTTCTCACTATTATAACTTAGAAGAGGACTAATAAATGAGTGATTTGCTTCTTTGCTTCGCTTTATTTGGAACTTTATTGTGCAGCGGCGATATAGAAAAGGATCTTAATGTGAGCCCGTTTTATAACCCCGTTCATTATGAACGAGTGACCCCAGATTCTGATAAAACAGACTTTGTGAAGCCGGTCGTTCGGTATGAGTTTAAGCAGATTAAAACTCCGTAAAGCGGATAGTGATAAAACCCTTGGCAACCCCAAGGGTTTTGTTTATTTGTTAGAACTATTTATTGAGAGGCAAAAGTATGAAACTTGTTAATATTCTCTCTGAGGTTTTGAAGACGGAAGTTTTTTTGGCGGATTGTATTATCGCCACCAACCGCGATGTCAACCTCACGGATGTGCTAAATAATATTCGTGCTTTGCCCGGTGTTACTATTGTTAATATGGTTGGGAAGTCTAAGTTTATTTCCAAGCAGAAAGAGGTGGCACATGTTACAATTAAATTCTTGCCAACCACGGTAGGGGTCTTAGACTATATTAAATTCTTGGAAGAAACCGTGAGAAAATATAATGAGATCTATGAGTTCAGAGTTAAAAAACTAACGGATTACACCAAAGAGCAAGAGAGAAAGAGAAAGCAAAAGAGCCGTGTCTATGCCATCAGAAAACAAAACATTGTCTCAGACCCAGCGGGAGCACCCCCAGGAAGCCCCTTCGCAAGCAGCGAGACGGGCCAAAAAGAAGGGTAGGGTACTAATAATAGACAGTTACAACCTTTTTTTAAGGTCGTATATTGTAGACCCATCCCTGTCTGCCAACGGTGACCCCATTGGAGGGCTGAAGGGCGTTGTTAAGTCTTTACAGAAGATATGTAGAGAAACACGGCCCGATAAGATCATCGTTTGTTGGGACGGCCAAGGAGGCTCTACCAAGCGTAGACTAATGAACAAGGGCTATAAGGAAGGGCGCAAGACCGTGCGCCTAAATCGCGATATTCGCGTCTTGGGCGAGGACGAGGAACTACAAAATAAAATTTGGCAGCAACAACGCCTCATTGAATACTATAATAGTATGCCCATAGCGCAGTTTATGTTCAAGGCAATGGAGGCTGATGATGTCATCGCGTATATTTGCAGGCTGGAACAGTTCGGAGAGTGGCAGAAAGTTATTGTATCAAGCGATAAAGATTTCTTCCAGTTACTTGATGACCAGACAGTTGTTTATCGCCCAATCCAGAAGCAAGTTCTCAATAAAAAATACATACTTGATGAGTTTGGCGTCCATCCAAACAATTTTGCTCTCGTTAGGGCTATGGCGGGCGATAGGTCGGATAATCTACCTGGAATCAAAGGTGTTGGTGTCAAAACCGCAGCCAAAAGATTTCCATTTCTGTGCGAGGAAAAGCACGCAACCATCCCCGAGCTTATTTCATATGCCAGAGAAAAGACACAAGAGAGCAAAGTAAAGATTTATGGAAATGTGGCCAGTGGAGAGGATGTAATTCTATCCAATTACCAGATAATGCAACTTTATACACCAACCCTTTCCATTGATGCTAAAAGAGAGGTGCGGCACACTTGTGCGGAAGCAGACCTTGGTTTTAATCAGACGCAGATCAACAAAATGATGCTTCAAGATGGCTTCGGCGAAATTAATTTTCAAGAACTGTTCGCAACCTTCAAAAGGATCGCCCTTTCCGATCGCTAGAGCGTACTTACAATACTGCTCACGACGGAGGAGATATGAGACTAGATAAGGATTTTTCCAACTATGGGAAATCCTTCCAAGAGACACTTGCGCAGTTAATCTTGGAGGATAGACCTTTTTGTGATCAAATGGAAGAAGTACTGGAGGTTCAGTTCTTTGAACTTAAGTATTTGCGCCTATTTGTGACCAAGATTTTTGACTATAGGTCACAATATAAAGTTCACCCCACGGCCAAGATTTTGGCCTCTATTTTGAGGACTGATGTGGGTGATGAGAACGAAGCAGTACAGAAACAGGTGAGAGATTATTTCAGTAGAACGCTTATCAATAGCGCGACTGATATTGACTATGTAAAGCACACGGCGCTGGATTTTTGTAAGAAACAGAACTTGAAAAAGGCGATGATTGAGTCAGCGAACTTGCTACAAAATTCATCGTTTGATGAGATCAAGACCGTGATGGACAACGCATTAAAATTGGGCACGGACAACAACTTTGGGCACGATTTCAAGAAGGATTTTGAGGCTCGGTATGTTTTTAAGGCCCGAAACCCCGTTTCTACGGGCTGGGACAAGATAGACGGTATTATGCGCCAAGGCCTTGGAAAGGGCGAATTAGGCGTTGTTATTGCGCCCACTGGCGCTGGTAAGTCAATGATATTGGCCCACTTGGGCTCTGAAGCCATCAAGGGTGGCAAGAACGTTGTTCACTATACACTGGAATTGGCTGAGGCCCCGACAGGACATCGTTATGATTCTTGTATTAGCGGTGTTGGCTTAAGTGATCTGTTTAATTTCAAGGACGATGTTTTTGAGGTCTGTGGAAATGTAGAGGGAGAACTTATAATCAAGGAATATCCAACAAAGACAGCAACGCCAAATACGTTGCGAGCGCACTTGGACAAATTACGCAAGAAAGACCACAGGGTTGATATGATTCTTGTTGACTACGCTGATCTTTTGAAATCAAATGGAAGATATCAAGAGAAAAGAAATGAGTTAGAATCTATTTACGAAGATCTGCGGGGTATCGCGCAAGAATTTGACTGTCCGGTCTGGACGGCGTCTCAAACAAATAGGTCAGGATTGAACGCAGAAGTAGTTACAATGGAGTCAATTTCCGAGGCATTTAGCAAGTGCTTTGTGGCAGACTTTATTTTCTCGCTTTCAAGGACGACACAAGACAAACAGACCAATACAGGGAGGGTATTCGTGGCTAAGAATAGAAACGGCCCTGATGGTCTTGTGTTCCCGATTCATATGGATACTTCCAAGGTCAGTATTAAAGTGCTGGATCCGCTTCAGGCAAAGACACAAATAGCCAATACAAGCAATCCGGCGCAGGCGCAGATGTCGTCATTAAAGGAAAAATATTTGAAGCACAGAAAGGAGAGAGGTAATGCAGCTACAAAATAAAATTTTATCAGATATCACAGTGCATATGAAATATGCAAAATATATTCCTGAGGCAGAAAGAAGAGAAACTTGGGAAGAATTGGTTGATCGCAACAAAGCGATGCACCTAAAAAAATACCCCTCATTGGGGGAAGAGATCGCGCAGGCTTATAGTTATGTTTATGGAAAAAAAGTACTACCATCAATGCGATCCATGCAATTCGGAGGAAAACCAATTGAGGTGGCTCCTAACCGGATTTACAACTGCGCTTACATGCCTATCGATCATCTTGCTTCTTTTAGTGAGTGCATG